AAATGTAATAAGTAATGGACTATTATCATCTAAATAAAGATGAACGTTTTTATAACTTTTTTTAAGTTTACTAATATATTGAAGATATTTAGAAGCATATTTACAATGAAATTTGTAATCATCCACTACATTAAATTCTACAAGTGACTTAACGGATACTTCTATTTTCATTGTTCCTTCATCACCCTCGGTAATTAAATACAATGTATCATTATTACATATAATTTCTAAATCTTCGCCAAAAATAGACAAGTCACTTAAATAATGATCTAATAAAGAAGTATTTAGACTAAAATCTAAATCAGTATCTTGAATGACTGGAGACAATAGTTCTTTATCGATATCGATTAAACAAATTGTAAAATACTTATTCTCTTTATCATTCAAATAAGATAAATGATATTTTTCTTCATCTATTTCGGTTTCCATAACAGATTCTTTTGTATAAAGTGCAAATAATTTACTAAGTATAATATTACTTACACTAAATGTAAGCGGTTCATCACATTCATAACTTTCAAACCATTCATTTGGAATATTAATATCTAATAAAGATACATGCGAATCATCTAAAAGTTGAATATGAATATTTTCGGTATTACACATCATAGTTGTATATTGGCTTAAGTTTTTCATAAACTTAATGAGTTCAATAAATTCGCTAATTTTATCGTGTTCTTTGATAATAAACTTCATTTAGATTTATTATCAAATTATATTTAATTCAATTTTAGTCATTTTCTTCTAAATTTGATTCTAAACGTTTATTCATAGCTTCAACTTTCATATTAGTTTCCATACAAAATGTTTGCATTTTAACAAAATTTGTTTTCATTTCAGTCATTTCGGATAATAAAGTATTATATTTATCTTTATAAAATTCAATATCTTCGTTAGTGACAGGAACGTTTTTTTTTTTGATTTCATTGAATTCATTGGTTAAAACAAATATTTGTTTATCATGTTGTTGTAGGATTTGTACTGGATTAAGAGAAACCTTTTGTTGTGGGGATGTTGGTTTAGACATAGGTTGTGGAGATGTATTTGCTCCTCCAGCTCGTCTTCTTCTTGCGGCGGCTAAAGCAGCTGTACCACTCATATAAATGAATAGTTATAATAGAATTTATTTATTTACGCATTTTTAATACTATAGATTCGTGTGATTTGTAATTAGTAATATTTAAATCGGATAATCCATATTCGTATATGGTATCATAATGATTATTTATATTTATTTTAGAAAATGTATAAGGTTCCTTTTCAACTTGTAATAATAGGGGGTCAATATGATCGTCATATACATGAGCGTTACCAATATGATAAATAAACTCTTTTGCTTTTAAGTTACAATGATGTGCGATTAAATGAGTTAATGCGCTATAAGATAAAATATTAAATGGAACACCTAAACCTAAATCACCACTACGTTGATATAAAGAACAAGATAATTCATCATTTGCTACGTGGAATTGCATTAAAATATGACACGGTGGTAAAGCCATTTGTTCTAATTGACCCGGATTCCATGAAGATAATACAAGTCTACGTGAATATCTTTTTTTAGGGTCTTTCAAACAATCTATAATATATTGTATTTGGTCAATCCCTTTATTTGTATAGTCTGTATTACAATCAATATAAGGAGCATTAAAATGACGCCATTGATGTCCATAAATTGGTCCTAAATCATTAGAAACTTCAGCATTTTGATCCCAAATATGAACGTTTTGCTTTTGTAAAATTTCATTATTTGTTGAACCCGATAAAAACCAAAATAATTCTTTTAAACACGTATTAATTGCTACTTTTTTAGTTGTCATAATAGGTAGTGTATTATCTTGAAGACTAAAATACATAGAAGCTCCATTCTTAGAATAAGTAAAACCATTCCTTCCTTCAATCTTGTCACCAGTTAAACAAATTTCTTTGACAATCGCTAAATATTGTTTTTCAGGATGGTCGTATTTTTCTTGAATTAGGGTAGACAACATTATATTATGTAATTTTTATTTTTAATTTCTTTTTATAAAGTAAGATGGTTGAATGTGATGAATATGAAAATGAAAATTATATAGATCAAAATATGATTAGTGGAGGGTCTAATACAGAGTCTTTTTTTAACTATATGTTTATGTTGTCTCAAAAAGATAAAATGGAATTAATGAATGTAGTTCAATATGTTGGTTTGGCTATTATCCCAATTGTAATTATAGTAAAATTAATGAAAACATATTTACCACCATTTGATGATTATAAAGGAAATGTTGAAATACTTATAGAGGTAATATTACAATTAGTAGTATTATTAATAGTATTTTGGTTTATTCATCGTTTTATTATGTTTATTCCTACATATAGCAAAGAAAATTATAGTACTATGAATGTATTTCATTTTATAGTACCTTTTATATTTATATTATTTACATTAGATACAACTATCAGTAAAAAAGTAAATATATTATTAAACCGTACATTAATTTATTTAGGACTTGAAAAAGAATATATGCAAGACGTAGGTTCAGAAGAAGAAATATATACACCGCCTAGCATTCAGGTTCCATGTCCAGGTCCAATGAATAATCCATATCCACAAAATACAAAAGAAGAGGCAAATGGTAAAAACTATAACCAAATGTATGAAAAAACGACTAATAAATTAGTGGGTGCGTCAAATCCGCCTCAAAATGTACATTTAGACCAAGGACCTATGGCGGCAAATGAAGCATTAGGGTTATCTATATTTTAATTTAAAATCAATTATATATAAATTACATGAACGAAGAACTTGGACAAATGTTAAAAGAAATGGATGAAAATAAATTAATTAACTTGAATTCGTCTATTATAAAAGACGCGAAAAATAATATATTACAAAAAATGGGATTTGTTGGCAAAGATTTGAAACACTATCACAAAGTATTGAAGGAGTATAGATTTATTGACGAATTAGATGAATTATCTGTGGGACACCATATTCGATGGTTTGATTTAACAAAAATCAATAATTTAAAATTATATAATGGCGCGATATTAATGAATGTAGACTATATAAATAACAATGTTTATTTATTATGTAAAGGTTATAAAAATCAAATGTTCAATATAAAAATGAATGAAATTATTTTATTTCAAAAGTTTAATAACCAAGAATTATTATTAATAAATATATTAGATTATATACAAGACAAATAAGCGGTTGGAGACACATTTCTTGTAGAACGAAATGGTTTGATAGATAATCTTTTTGTATTTGTAAATAGATATTTATGTTTACTAAAAGTAAAATGATATAATAAAATATTGACCTCGTTATTATTATTGTAAAATTTACAAATATTTTTATTCATTATTATATTCGTTTTACGTTTAATTTTGTATATGTTATTAGGTATTCCTTTATGATAATAATTTAGTACATTTATACAATCACGAATAGATAATTTTTTTGTCATTTTTATTATCTATAATAATTATAGATAATAAAATTATGAATAAGCATATTATTTTTGATATGGATGAAACCATTGGCTATTTCAAACAATTTATTCTAATACTTAATATTATAGAATTATATCATTCTATAGATTACAATTTATATTTTGAATTATTTGAAGATTATTTTAGACCACATATATTTAATATTTTTGAAATGCTAGTTTCTAAAAAAAAAACGAATAATATAAAATATGTTATACTATATAGTAATAATAATAATGACCATTATGTAAATAAAGTAATTGAATATATTCATAAGAAATTAAATACTATATTATTCGACCATATCATAACGTATAATTCAAACAGATTACATAAAATAAAAAGTTATGAAGATTTAATTTATTGTATTCCAGATATAAAAAATGATTCGTTATGTTTTATAGATGATAAAATACATATTTGTATGAAAAGTAATTTTAATGTATCTTATATTAAATGTGAGAAATATACACACCATTTATCAAACGACGAAATTGTAATTCGTTTAATAAAAATAAATGATATTTATGATAAAAAACATATAAAATCCATTCTAAAAAAGTATAAATACTCAAAAAAAGAACTTCCTAAATCGGTTCATAACTACTCCAGTAAAAAAATGCTTCACCATATAGAAATATTTATATACAATATTCCTATCATATAATCCAATGGTTCTAGCGCTAGGGTCATTTGAATAAGTAAAACGTGGCATCCAATAATAGGGAATTAAATGGCTACAATCATCATAATAAGAATTAAATACATCTTTATAATAAGATTGTTCTTGTGTTAAATTCTCTACCTTTTTCGGTTTATAATTTTTTAATCTATCTTGAATAATTTTAAACCATGACTTATGTAAACTACTTACACCATCGCTAAAGGCTTCTTTTTTACGCCATAAAACCTTATACGGTAATAATTTAGGGTCATACATTTCAAATGTCTCTCTAATAAACTCTTTTTCAATTGTTAGTTTACGGAACTTCATCGGAATAGATAGATAAAATTTGGTAAAGTCTCTATCTAAATATGGAGTGCGTGGTTCTAAACCGTGACTTGAAATACAACGATCACTTCGCAATACATCAAAATAATGAATATTTTCAAGCAATCTAAAACATTCTTCTTTAAATTCATCTTCACTTTTACACGAATTGAAATATAAATAACCACCCATTAATTCATCTGCTCCATCTCCATTTAATACAACTTTAAAATCAGTATTATCTTTTATATATTTACCAATCAACCAATTACCTACACTTGCTCTAACAGTTGTAGTATCGTAACTTTCAATATCTTTAATAACATTTGGGATTGAATTTATAAATTCATCTTCTGAACAAATTACTTCATGATGAACACTTTCAATATGTTTAGATACCATAGAAGCATACTCTAAATCTTCGGAACCAGTGAGACCAATACTAAATGTATGTAATTGTTTAGACTGTTGACGGTAATATCTAGAAGCAATCGCACATACTATACTACTATCTAATCCTCCTGATAATAAACAACAAACTGGACGTTCGCTACTAGATAGTCTTTTGATAATGGATTGTTCAAGTAAATTATAGGCGGTTTTCATATAGTCTTCACGGCTAAGAAAAATATCATATGTATCGCGAATATTATAAAATGAATGAGTAAGATATTTAGCATAACTATCATATTTATAATGATATATGCTATATGTTCCGGGTTTTACTTGTTGTACTGTGTTTGTATCTAATAGCATACTTTCTAATACCGAAGAAAACATGTAACCAAGATATGTTATTTTTTCATATAACGGACGAACTCCATATGGATCACGGGCTACAATAATTTCATTTTTTAAACCATCATATAAAATAAATGAAAATTCGCCATCTAATAATTTGAAGGAATCTACACCAAATTGCTCATATAAATGTAAAATAACTTCACAGTCACTTTGGGTATTTAACTTATAATGTTCGGCTAATTGAATATAATTATAAATTTCACCATTACAAATTAAAGAGAATTGTTTATATTGAATTGGTTGATTCGATTCATCATTTAAACCATTGATGGCTAAACGGTGAAATCCGAAGTATACTTTATCTGTAATTTTTGTAAAAGTTGAATTTTCGGGACCACGTTTCGAACCAGCCATATACATATGATTCAACTGATCGTCCTCAATCATATTGCTTAAATACGCAAAAATACCGCACATTAATTTAATAATAAATATTTATTTATATTGTTATATAATAATGATTAGAGATAACGAATTAAATGTCAGATTAAATCAAAGAAATATACCGTCGCATTCTTTAAAGCCTAATTTTGATTTCAGGTCACAACCTACAAAATATACTGATTTTCAAACAATCGATCAAGACATTGAACCAAGTGTTCCATTAATGAGTTATTCAAAAGCCGGATTTAATCCTGGATACCGCGGACCAACGGATGAATTTTTAGAAAAAATAGATTTAGAAAGTTATTTAAGAAATCAATATATGGCTCTTCAACGTAATTCACAAGCAGTCTATGTACCAAAAATGAATAGCGATTTATATAATAATCCAATGAATTATGAAAAAGAATATTCAACCTATAATACAACACAACACAGAGAAGTTTGTAAAAAATTAGACCCTAATATATTTCATAATTCAACGCGTTATTATTTGAAAAAGGAATAAATCCTATATACTATGTATCATGATTATATTTCACGCAAATCTAAACCAATTAAAACGAATTATAACTTTGTAGAAGATAAAGAAATTCTTTTAGATATTGTTTATAAAATGGTTCAACCAAATTCAGAAAATGTATATGAACAATATCATATTTATAAAGAATTATTTTCAGATTTTACATGTCAAATTGTATCCTTGGATAAACAATTGAAAGAAAAACATGTTATATTTGATATATCCAACAATTTTGTAGACGAGTTCAAAGAAGTTATGATAAAAGAAAAGTCTAAAACTATTTTAGAATTATTAAAAAATAAAAATGTAATATATGAAAAGAACGTTTAAATATTTAAAATGTCATCCAAAATATAAAAAAAATAAATCGTGTATATCTACAAAACTAATGAGGAGTATGAGAGACAAATGGAATAGTAAACATCCAGATAAACAAATAAAAACAAAAACAAAAAAAATAATTGAAACCCAACTTAGAAGCTATTTATCCGAATGTAATCACCAAAAATGTTTGATTGATAAAACCATTGAAAAACAATTAAATATATTTGCTCCAAAAAGTCCGTCTTCATGGAATACAAATAAATCAGAATGGTTAAATAATTTTGATATTAGTCGAGTTATGACACAATATGAAGAAGCTTATCCAAAATTTAAATTTCTAGGTCCATCTCCAATCGATTTTGATACTATAATAGATGGTAAGTGTGTTTGGACCGAACTATGTAATCTAAGTATAAAGGAACAATTAAATAAAAATAAAAATAAAATAGGAATTATTTTCAACTTAGATACACATGATAAAGGTGGATCTCATTGGGTATCTTTGTTTATTGATTTAGAAAATAAATATATATTATATCTAGATTCAAACGGGATTACAACTCCTAAAGAAATAGATATATTTATAAATCGCATTGTAAAACAATGTCAAGAAATGAATATGACTATGAAAATATACAAGAATAAAAAAAAACACCAATACAAAGACGGTGAATGCGGTATGTATAGTTTATATACAATTATTAAACTTTTAGAAAATAAACATAGCGTAAATTATTTTATGAATACCCGAATCACCGATGAAAAAATGAACGTATACCGTCGTATATTTTATAATTCAGTTGAGTTATAATTTAATCGTTAAAATATATAATAGTATAATGACAAATGAATATAAAGCAAATTTATGGAATGAATGTTTAAAACAAAATTTATTTTCAGACTGTAAACAAGAAGAATTACCTAAAGTTCAAGAATTATTTGAACAAACAATTGAAGAAAATAAAGATGTAAATACAAATGATTTTATATCTATATTAGGTGTTAAAATAAAACAAATGACACAACTATCTTATAAAGATTTAATACCTAATAAAAAACAACCTATCATTGATTTTAGCGATAATATAGAAGAAGAGCCTTTAAAAGATATTGATCAACTCATCGCCGAAAAACAAAAAGAGAGACAAAATGATGAACCAATTAATAAAATTATATCAAAAGAACAAAGTATACCAATCATTCAAGAACCAATTAATAAAATTATATCAAAAGAACAAAGTATACCAATCATTCAAGAACCAATCATTCAAGAACCAATCATTCAAGAACCAATCATTCAAGAACCAATCATTCAAGAACCAATCATTCAAGAACCAATTTTGGTTA